CACCAATTCTGCCAATGTGAAATACATATATCCGTTTCCATCCACGTCCAATGAGTAGCCGTTCGGTGCGGTCTCAACTCTCACCTTGTGCGACATTTCTCGCTGTTTATACTTCTTTGCCATAGTCCCTTTTTATATTGTCTTTTGACAATCTCAGAATTGTCTTTTGATGATTCCGAAATTGTCAAAAGACGATTGTTTTACCCTCTCTTCTGGTTTCTCAAAATCTGCCAACGCTTGTTAGGCATTTGCATGTTGCGCTGGTTCCATCCCGTCGGCTTCGTCGGTGGGAAATAGTCGTGATCAGAACGGTAAGCCATCACCGCCTCCTTCCTGATTTTCGCCTCCCTGTGGCGCGTTCTGTTGTGGCTGTGGTGAATTAGTCGGCTGCTGAGCGGTCGGGGTTTGTGCGGCCTGCTGTTGGCCTACACGCTCGACATTGGTGACGCGCACCTCATTAAACCATCTGTCGCCCTCTTTCGTCTTCGATGCATCCAGCCGTAGAGTCAGCGTCACGTTGTCCTCGTACTGCTGAAGGTTGTGCCGCTTGATGTTATCTTCGCCAAAGATGCGAACCACAAGGCGGTTGGGATTCTGTGCCCCTGACCATGTGAAAAACTCAAAGAGATAGTCCTGCGACATCCACTGATTGCCCGTGCGCTGGCTGGTGCCGGACTGAGCGGGAAACACCTCAGCGATACGCCCTGTTAATTTTACGATCTGTTCCATAATTACTTCTCATTTACGGGTTCATCTAAATAACACCAACCGATGATGTCTTTCGTCTCAATAGGTGTATAGTCACCCTCTCCCTTGTCGTTCATACCGAGCCAAATCGTGCCGACCAACATGCCTTCGTCGGCAGGTTCAAACTTCCAAACGTAGCCAACAGATGTCTCGCCGTATTGGAAATCATGCTGTCTGACTACAGCCACAAGCCGCTTCGGATCGACATCTTTTAAACTGTGATAGACTACATCCCGCAGCTGGAATGTCTGACCAAGTAATTTCAGGAACAAACCCTGAATGACATAAATGCCAGTTGATGACATCTCAATCTTTTTCATAATCGTAATTATTTATATATGAATCTTCTTTTTGTGTAAAATATCTCTTGATTTCATCCTTCGAGGTGAAGGCATCAGCGAACTTTGCGAAAGACTTTAAATACTTTCGTTGCGCTGGTGTCATGGTCTTCTCAGGAATAAAGGTACTGAAGGTCATCAAGTATGAATCGCCGATATACTTGATATGTCCTTTGAGGTAGGAGTTAGGCAGACGTGCAACCGCCTGTTTGTTTTTCTCGCCTGGACGTGGGTCACGGATGTCAACCACGCCACACAGTACAAACTCCACAAAGTTCTTAATCACCAGTTTACGGTCAGTCATGTCAACACCGAGCCGGTCTTCATCAGCCATCCGTTGAAAGAGGTGGTCGGTGAATAATGTCACGCCCTTCAACATGCCTTGCTCATTCTCTATCATCGTCGGCACCATGATGGTCATATATTCAGCCGTCATGTAGTACATGATTTGATAGTCTTTGCAAGTTGGGATGCAGCCGTAGCCATTAGAGAGATAACGCCACCAAAGCAGCCATTTATTGCCATACATCGGAGAGTCGTATTCAAACACCTCACTACGACAGTCTTGTTCCTGGTTGTAGTAGGTTTGTTTGAAACTCACGAAACTCTTCGATTTGGTGTTTTGGCGTGCTATCATCTTCTTCAGCCAGTACTGTGCCCGCTTTCTGTCTTCTCGAAACTCATCTAACAATTCAGAAGGTTTCGTGTAACGGGTAATCATAACTTCAAACCTTTGATGATGTTTTCATACCACTCGTGTCGCCAATAGTGAACCCACGCCATCTGGTAGGCCAAGTCCCACGCTGAATAATTTCTCTTTGCCATAATTACCTTAATTTTGATTATTACTATGTTCCGACAGTTCAATCATCTTTCGCTCTTCATCCGTCATGGTGTCGAGCGTCACCTGCTTGAACTCAGGATATTCTTTCCACACGGCTTCTGCGGCTTCATAGGCTCGCGTCATTTCCTTTTGGAACTTCTCGGCCAGTTCCTTCATCTTCTGTACTCCACCGATTTCATCCTTATTGGCCTCAATCGCCACACCTACGTTGTCGATGTTGTGTGATAATGTTATCTTCATATTGTATAATGTTTCAAATACGTTTTGATTTTGTCGATTTTCTCTATAAGTTCATTATAGTCTTTTGTGACATTTATGAGTTTGTCCTCAGCTTTCAGAAGGGCGTATTGGATATTGTCATACAGGTGAGTTCGCTGGAAATTGATGTCACTCCTAATCTTGCGGACATTGCTTTCGGCTCGCATTACTCTCATCTTCATCTCCATGCGCTTATCTTCGAGATCATTGAGCCTCATGCGCAGTCGGTGGATTGCAGCCTCATGTTCATATTCTGGAGTCCAGAACATTTTCAAGAACTCATCGGTCTTTCCGTTTGCAATCGCATCTTGATAGGCTTCGTCGAACTCAGGCCGGTGGCTTAGACTGGCCACAAAATTAAAATCAAAGTAGGTACCGATGTAGTTGGGATTCATCAGTTCCCACTGCTCCTGAATAGTTAGCCATCGGTCGCGTGCCAATTCCTTGACAGGTACGGCCACCCGATGCGGAGCAACACGAAATGCTGTGTCGCGGTCATAGTCCATCGTTGAGTCATTGATGATGACGTAACCTTTGGGCATCATTCCCATCGTGGCGATGGCATACTCGCTCATGTTGCTCGCCTGTTGACGATTCATCTTCGAGTATGCCAGACGACCTTCACTTCCAGCCCAACCATCTTTCATGGTCAGCAAGTCGGCTCGCGGTGGCTTATATCTGCCGTCATGACCAAACAGCTCGTCACCGATGTCGTCATACATAGCTATCCGAATAAACGCCCTATCACTTCACCGACTCCCAATATCACGATAAATGCTATCGGAGCGATGATTCCGTACACTACCCAGTCCTCTTTTGTGATTGCGTCACGCTTCGGATCGCGCTCACTTGATGTCATTAAATTCTTCATAATTGCATTTGATTTTGATTGTTGATAAATTGTTTCTTTCCTTTCGTGCATCTGATTAAAAATGGAGCGGCCAGCGTTACCTGGCTCTCAGCACCGTTCGCTTTAGGATCAATCTAAAGGACAACTAATGTGAATCATGAAATTTGTGCGGTCGCGGTTGCCTACGGGACATACCCGGCTCCCAAAACCAAATGCTTATATGGAAAGAATCTTTTGTTGCCGTGGCGGGACTCGAACCCGCGACCCTAAAGGCTCTGGCCATCTGAGCTACACAGCACACCATATTTCTATTTATGTATGTTGAATGATTTCCATCCGTCGAGTATCTGCGAGCCACCACAGATCAAAGCCCAGCCGCACTATTGGACTCAATATCAGGATTTCATTGTTAGTTCTGTTAATATCCGCATTCCTGCGGCTCATTCGGCTTTCATTCTCTCCCACCTCTCCCTCGGCCTTACACTACTACCTTCCCGCCTTATTGTCTGCGTGTCGGGGCCAACTCGTGGCCACTGCGGGGGTCGGAACTTACCTCGTTTCTTCCGGCTGTACTTACGGGTTTCGATACCGTCTCTTTCCACTCCATCGGCTTTGAGGTCTATTTCGATGCCGTTTCAGCTCAGGATTTCACACGGGCCTTGCAGCCTTGGCTCCACCCATCTTGCCAGTGATCTCAACAAATGATTTTGCCTACATTACCGGGATTGCTCGCTGCACGTCCCTCGGCGTTTGTGGAAGGTGCGGGATTCGAACCCGCGATGTGCGGTAGATTATAGGGCATCACATTTCGGTGGATTTGGTTTATCTTTGCCTTCGACCACTCGGCCAACCTTCCTTATAATTCATGATTTCTTCTTTCTTCTGGTTTAAAAAACCTGCGAACTGTCACAGCTGGCAGGCTGAACATAAAAAACAATCTTATACCTTTTGACAAAAATGATTCATGAGTTCCGACCGCTGCCGGATGATTTGAAAAACCTGTAATTTTTATCGTGTTAACCTCATTATGCAACTTTCTCGTCATATCCCAGCCGCTTGATCCTGCCATCCTCTACCATCGCCAAAATGCGATGAAGCGGATAGAGATATTGCTTGCTGATGTGTTCTTCGCCATTCTTGTCTTTCCACACTATCGGTGTGCGTGGCAACAGATAGCCGTTCTCGCGCAGCCATCGCTTTGTCATCAGGCCGACATGATGGCACAGCTCATCATCCGTCACCCACCGCTCTTCGTACACCTCATAGTGCTTCTGTGCCACCTTCGACACCGCCGCGATGATCTTCGCCTCTAACAATCTCCAATCCATACTATGACAGTCTTGTAATTGTAACACTACATCTACCAGTATCAGGGTCAGGGTCGCCAACAATGGCTTTGAACTCTCGCTGATTTGGTGTGCCCAACGTTGCCTTCTTTTGTTGGTTGGCATAGCTCTGGGCACTACGGGCAAGATTCCAACTCGGCAGCGTGAACACCTTCTGGTCGCCCACGTTGAACTTCATCAAATCGTCCTTTGTTACCTTCTCTTTTACCATAATTGTTCTAAATTATCTTAATTTTTTGCTTGCTTTCGAACAACGAGCCGCAAAATTTTGTATATTTGCAACCCACTACCTTTGCAAATGCCGTGTGCATTTATGTGCAAAGACGGTCAAACGTCTGACGGCTAATTTTGTGCCCGTTGTCCTACTTGCTTGCTTTCGGGTGCAAATATAAGAAAAGAAATTGAAACGCCGAATAATTTAGAATAATTTCGGCTACTTATTAAGATATTTTAATATAAATGGAGATAATTGCGGACAATTTGCACCCTAAAGTGCTCAAAAATCAACTTTTCATCAATGCGGTAGACTATCTCATTGAACAGAAGATTGTGACGGATCAAAAAGGAGTGTCGGAAAGGACTGGAATCACTGAATCTGCGCTTTCAAATATCAGGAATGATAAAAAAATCGTATCTGATAAGACGATTCGCAAATTCCTTGATGGATTCCCAGATATTTTTAACCCTGCATACTTCAAAGGCCAAAACATATATATGACTGTTCAGGACTCGATAGATGCAAAAATGATGGCTGAGGAAAATAAACAAGAACAACCACAACCGCAGATTCCTGACTATGTTCAACGGCTATGCGATGAAGCCTCGCGTCTGTCTGTTCGCAATGAGATACTTGAACGTCAATGTGAAAGTCTTATCGCCGAACTCCGTGACTCAAAAGACAAAAACGATGATTTTCTGAAAGAACTCAAAAAGTCAAAGGAAGATAATGATGCACTGGTGGCTGAGCTCAGGATTTCTCGAGTGCAGAATGAATCACTAATTTCTGAACTCCGAGAAACGAAAAAGAATAATGATTTGCTTTCCGCAAATCTGGAAAATGCCATCGAAAGCATCGAGGGCATGAAAGCCCAGATGTCAATGATGCTGACCAACTTCAACGTGATTCAAGAGAAAGACCAACTTGGCCAACTCCGCGTGAATGATGCTGGAGAGCCAGTCATCGCCATTCAGATTCCAAGTGTCAGCGGAAAGAAGACCAAAAGCGAGAGTGTTCCTAACGGCTTTATACGTGGAGACATCCGTATTATCACTGAAAAAATGATAAAGCAAGCCGCCGCAATGTTCCCACCAAAGAAAAAGTGAATCATGTGTTATACGCGCGTATGACGTACCTTATAATTATAATGGGATTAACCTTGATTTTGGCCAGTGTTTTACATATGTTTTACACCTCGCCAACTAATACCATCGCGTTAACCTCACTAAATACAAGCAAAGTCGTCAAATCTGGCAGTGCCCCAAACGGATCACGAAGCGAAAACGCGGGGTTATGCCGAAAATCGCGGCATCCACCGTAAATACAAGGGGTTTGACCCTAAATCTGAAGCAAGAGAAAAATTACAAGATAGTCCGTTTTGAGCCGTTTTGATACGAAATGTTTTACACATGTTGTACAACACGTCAAACGGAGTGTAAAACAAACAATTATATGATAACGACAAAGTTAATATTTGACAGACGAAAAACCGCCTCACGTACTCGTGAGGGTTACGTCGAGGTGCGTGTTACCATTGACAGGGTGACGAAATATATAAGTACAGGTGTGCGCGTACATAAGAACGAATGGGCCACGGATAGAGTGGTCAACCGTCAGGATGCAGATGTATTGAATGAGCGTCTGGCCGTTATTTTCGAAAAAGTCAGCCGGTATGCCAACGATTGTGTAAAACAGAATGTAAAATTTGACGTGGAGAGTGTAAAACAAATGGTGTGGCAACAAGTGGAAATATCGAAAGATGAACCGACCTTTATCATCTGGTGTGAGAAACAAATTCCGCTGCTTGGTATTTCTGATGGTACGGCGAAGCATTATAACCCACTCATTACCCGTCTGACGGAATATGGTCGGATGAATCGTTGGCAGGATGTGACCGTTGAAAATATAGCAAACTTCGACGCGTGGTTGCATCAGGTGACCAAACCTGTAAGCGATGCGAAACTGAAAGCAGGTGTCAAGCCTGAGAAACTTTCAGACTCCGGCATCTATAATTATCATAAGTGCCTCAAAGCTCTCCTGAATCGTGCGCTGAGTTTCGGGAAAATTGACCGCAATCCGTATGACAGACTCAAAGGGAAATTTAAAAGAGGTGACCGCGAAAACGTGGAATATCTGACGGAAGAGGAAATGCGTCGTTTTGAAGCTATCATCTTACCTGAAGGTTCTGCGCTCGATGTCGCGCACGATCTTTTCATATTCCAGGCATATACTGGCCTGCCATATTCCGATATGCAAGCATTCGATGCGACGCAATACAAATGGGATGGAATGGCATGGAAGAAGGTCGGTGAGCGAATAAAGACCGGCGTTGCGTATGTCAGTCAGTTGTTGCCGCCAGCCGTGAAGGTCTTGGAGAAATACGGATGGGAAATCCCGCAAATGTCGAATGCCGACTATAACCGACAGTTAAAGGCACTTGGTCAGATGGCTGGAATTAAGACACGTCTGCATTCTCATTTGGCCAGGCATACATTTGCAACGTGGATGTTGAGAAATGGTGTGAGCATCGAGAATGTATCGAAGATGCTTGGGCATACAAATATCACGCAGACGCAGCGATATGCAAAGGTGCAGGCAGAGGCGGTGTATAGCGATTTCGCAAAGGTGGCTGAGAAGATGGCTGCTGTGGCACAGCAGCGTACAAAACGAAAGAAAAAGGATAAAGGGCGGTGATGTGTGCTGCCCTCCCCTTAAATATAAACTATAAAAACAAAACAACTATGAAAAAGTTAATGATGGCCTTGGCAGCTGCCTTAATGCTTGCCGCTTGTGAGAAGAATGAAGAACCCGAAGTGACATCAAATCTCAAAATCAAGATTCCGTGTGATTCTATTGAGACGCACGCCACCGTGACATTTAGCTTTGGTGGTGATGTAAGCATCAGCGAAGCGACTCGCGCAACACTCACTGAATTGAATCTGACGGACGTGTGGGTGTTTGATTATATCGGCGACGCACTGCGAACAACCCTTCATCAGACATCATCAGATACCGACTTTGGCACACCAAGCCTCTCGATGGAATACGGAACACACACGCTCTATTTCGTGGCCTCTCGTGGATCAGATGCCACCACCGACACCGATGCCAAGACGATTACATGGGGAACCGTCCGCGACACTTTCTGGTCGACGTTGGAGATGACCGTATCTCCAAGCACCGCCACTTCGCAGACTGTCAACCTCTCGCGTGTGGTTGGTCGGTTGAAGATAATTGCCAACGATGTGGTGCCTGAGACGGCTGCAAAGTTCACTATTACACCATCCACATGGTATTATGGATTGAATTATCAGACAGGCGAGGCGGTGACGAGCCAATCGACAC